CGACAAAACATATAAATTAATCGCAAGAGGATTGTTTAATTCTCCATAAACCGTATTCATTCCATTTGGTGTAATTTTAGTTTCATCTACAAATGCTTGTTTAAATATATTTGTTTGACTTCTTGTATCTAATATACCATCTTTTGATACATATGCTTTTGCGATGCTTCCAAACTTTGATGGCATTGATAGTGATCTTATTACATAGTCATCACGTGTTACTACTCTATGTTGTGATGCAAATGAGGCAAGACCATTTTGACGAATTTCTTCATCAGTCTCTACGGATTTTCCACCCACGGCAGGAAGAGGGTTATTAACTCTTAAACTACTCTTAATAGTATCGTAAGATTGTCTTTCGGATAAATCTAAATATTCTGTGCTTTCAGAATATTCTACTGATTGTATTGATGTCAATGTATTTGCCCCAACATTAGACTCAATACCACCACCGGTGTAATATTTTATTGTCAAATTTGTATTAGAGGGAGCAGACCCATATGTATTTGATTTTAAAAAATTACTTGGATCAATTGCATTTTCAAAATTTCTAGTGGTTTGTAGTGTCTTTCCAAGATTATCTAAACTTGGAATTATAATTTCGTCATCAAACTTATCACTACCCGAACCGAATTCTAATGTTGTAGTATTGTCAACATTTACGATTGTTGTAAATCTTCTTGAGGTTCTTATGTATCTTAGTATATATGGGACAGAATCGGCTAGTTCAGAATATATTGGATTGTTTTTGTGGTCATTTGGTTCTTCTATGGGTATCGTATCTTGTGCTAAGTAAGGAACTTCATAGTAAATGTTATCAGAAGAATCAACTACTGATAAAATCTCAATAACATTTGTTTCTGGTAAAGTAACCTCATAAAATTCTCTTGCTTCACCTACATTTACAGTTTTTGTTTGTAAGGTACCTGAACTTGCTAATACTGTTTTTTTCAACAAATAAAATGTTGGTTGTCCCACTTCATCTCGTTCGTATACACTCACTTCAAGTGGTGAAAATTTAGTGTCCTCTTTAAAATTTATTTGTTTTAATGTTCTAAATGGTGGACTTGCTCCGTCTGAAGAAGATATTTCCATTCCCTCTAAAATATTTAAAGCAAATTTAAAATCAGGTTCACTGCGTCCGTTTCTTCCTATTTTAGAAGGAACTAATTGAAATACCTCAACTTCTGTTGTTGCGGATACTGATGTTCTTATTTTGTATCCAAGATAATTTGCTAAGTTAATTATATTTTTACGTTCAGTTGAGTATTGAAGGAAACCTTCTTTAAATTGATGATCTATGTAATAAGCCAATACATCTCCAACATAACTCGCAAGTTCGATGAACATCATACCCGTTGAATTTTCACTAAAGTCTTTATACGAGTTTGAATAATATGATTTAGCATATTTGATTAAATTCTCTCTAAATGAATTAAAATCTTTTCCAGTATAACTAATATCTTTTCCGGATACTTTGTTACTTGTATAATAATCATTTGCCATTTTAGTAAATCTCCAATTTTATTTGTTCATTTGAGTTTGGTATTGAAACAATATTAAATGTAATAAATATTTCTGCTGAGTTTGGTGCATTATCAATATCTCGAGCTACATCTACGTTTGATACCACAATCTCTGGCATCCACTTCTCTGTTGCATCATGTACAGCATCGACTATTAGACTGTCATATTGATCTTCACCCGGACTAAATAACAAACTGCGTAAATCACTTCCATAGGTTGGTACAAGTGGTCTTTCACCTTTTGCTGTCAACAAAAGCATTTTTAGATTAGTGTGTGCCCGTTCAATATCAGAAAATGTCTGTTTGAAAAAACCGGAATTTCCGTTTGAATATGGAATACAAATTCCTACTGGCACTTTACTTGTCATGTAGTTTTACCTCTTTTCTTATCTACTAGTTTTAAAACATCAGAATAATTTCTAGTCAAAGCAGTTGAAACATGGTCAGGTAACTCTTTAACATTTATTGATTGTCCATTGAAATCAGTCATTTTACCTTCACTACCCATCACCGTACTTCCTTCTTGTGGTACACCTCCAACTGTTTCGTTTAATACTTGGTTGAGTGCTTCGTTGTTACTGTATCTTTTTTTCTTTTTTGGTATAACTTTATTTTCACTCTTAAGCACTTTCTTTGTAATTCCCACAGGATCAATTGATTTTTTTGATGGGGAAACTGCGAGCAATTCCGAAACAATTCTTGGCAAAGACTCGTTTAATTCCTGCCTTACCGCAGTCCGTATTATTTTGATTAATTCTGATTTTTTCATTGTATATATAACCTTTCTATCCAGATATAAATATTCGTTCACTTAATAAAGTTGGTGTTCTTGCTTTTAATCCTGCAAGACTTCCTTGTTGAGTAGGTGATCCTGTAGTAATAAATGGGTCGCTGTGGGTGTGTCCCGCAAGCCAGTCACACAAGTCATTCATCCACCACATAACACAATCTCCTTTTAAACTTGGATGATTTTGAGTGGTGTATAGTCCAAGATGGACGGACGGAGCTTCCAATGAAGCATGACGATCCGTCTTTACGACAAACCTTTGTTTGCAATTCATTGTTATTTCATCATCCGTGCTTACAAAAAACTTTCTTTTTGCAAAAATACCGACTTCTTGTGTTTTAGCCGAAATTAATACTCGTTCTGAATTTATTACAATCTGGTTTCCATTTAAAGTGGTTGGAAGTTGAACTCCAAATATAATTCCTCCACTTTGTTGTTCTAAAACCAAATTTTCGGTTTTCTCGATTTCTTTATTTAATTTTTCAGTATGTTTTTTGTCTGCATCTGCTAAAACTTTATTTACCTCAGCCGTGTCTTTTAAATTTTCTCTATCATTTGGGTGTAATAAAGCAACTGCGTTTAAATCTGCGTTTTCTAATACAGTTCCCTCTAATTCTTCACGTGTAATTGTTTCTCCGGAATGAAAACATTGTACCTCGGTTGCATCAGCATCAGCAGGTCCACCTCCTACAGGTTTATTGTATTTAAGACTACTTTTTTCTTTTTTGAAATTATTATTTTCATCTTTTATGTACTTGTCTTCTTTTATATTCCCTTGATCATCTTCATATGTATCATACACCACATTGCTTGTTTCAGTTTCATACTGAATTCCACTGTTGTTATTTTCGGTTGAAAAGTTATGAGGAGTTTTGGTATCTTTTTTAATTTCACTTTGTAAGTCAGCTTGTGTTTTTATATTTTTAGAAATATTATTTGGTTTATTTATTGCACTAGGTTTAATTTTAGTTTCTGTCAATGTTGTTTCTATTTTTTCACTTTCTATATCTTCAACAATTCCAAGTTGTTTTTTTACAGATTCAGCATCTTTGCTTGTATCAACTTTTTTAAATTTATTATTAAGTTTGCTTATTTGAATTTCATCATCTATTTGAGTAGATATTGATTTTTGAGTAAACTCTGTATTAAGTATTTGCGTTTCTTTTTTAGTTTGGTTTATTTTATTTAAGCAAGGATTATTTTTTGTTGGATTTGAAATAGTTGTACCCACATCATGCGAACTTATTAGTGGATTTTTTAATTTCAAAGAACCATACGCAACACATTGAGCACATTCTGCAACACTTGTTCCTTCCCCAATCTCAACCCAGGAGTCTAATGGAAATTGAGATGAATTTTTCACTTTTAAAATATCTGTTCCTGCCAGTGCGGGTTCTGTTAAGTTATCAGCAACTTTGATTTTTTTGTTAGAAAGCAAACTTTCACCTATTTCTATTTTTGGTTCATTGACTAAATTAATATCTTCAGTGAATGTAATTCCCTCTGTATCCGTCACATAATTTATTCCTGTATTTGCTATGATCGGATTATTTTGTATAGGAGATGCTGATTTGATTTCAGAGTTTATTTTTTCTCTTTGTAATCCTGTACGTGGATCAAATTCTATATTTACTAAGTCTCTGTTGTTTTGAGCAATTTTTACATCTGCTTTACCAAGATTACAAGCATCGCATTTAAGCATATCTATGTCACCTGCTATTGATTTAAATTGTTGATCAAATGAAAAATCATTTCTTGCATAAGAATCATAAGTTCCGTTTGATATAAGACTTTTACCCACTACTTCCGTTAATCCTTTATTTGAAAGTCCTGAATCAAAGTTTTTTCTAAGTGTATCAATTGTATCAGAACCATATTCCATGTTCTCGACCCAATCACACAAATTCAAAAGCACATTTGCTATGTTTAAGTTGTCTAAGTCGAAACTAGAAAAATTAAATTTTAAATTTAAAAGTTTATCGAATATAGATTTTAGTCGTGAAAATAAGTCTAAGTTGATTCCAATAGATAAAATTAATCCAAGTGCTTCTTCTGTATCAGAAGAATATCCTCCGGGTCCTCTTCGTGTGCCTCGTAAACTTGCACACAATAATCGCAATCCAAATGCAGCTAACTTAAATATTTTAAACATACTTGAATCACCGGGTCCTATTCCTAGCATATTTGCACCAGGTATATCAATTCCAAGAGCCGAAGCGGCTGCTATTGATGCTCCTGTTTTATTGTTTTTCAAAAAATTTGAAGAATCACCACGGGCACTTGAAATTGAGTTTATTAATCCCGACTCAAATGTAGAATTTAATGAAAAGTTGCCAAGACCAATTGAATTTATAAGATGTGATTTTTTTTGTGATTCAGACATAAGTTTTTTTTGTTTATTATTGCCCGGAGTATCAATAAATGACATAAGTTGATTTGTTGGTTTATTTGCAAGTCTTGAACCAAGTTTACCAGCAGTACCTGTATCAATTGCTAATCCAAATGAAGCACCCAATGCTCCACCTATATTTCCAGTTGAAGCAAAATCGGCTATTTGTCGTTGTGGTAATGAGTTGTTTTTCTTATCATCACAAGCCTTACAGTTTGAATCAGTGTTTGCCATTTTAAATTCCTATAATCTTGTAGCCGTGTCAGCTCTTATATAATTTGGATCACTTCCAATTCCTACTTTGCTTTGTCTTAAAAACTCAAGACCCCCAAATGTTTTATGAACGCAGCCTCTGCGTGGATAACTTACATTATCATATGTGTGGGTAATAGTTGGTACAAATTTTGATTGCGTCAAACCTGATGTAATTTGAATTGAGCTCCCATCTTCATTGACATTCTCAAGAATATTATATTGGAAATTTTTTTCAGTTTCATTAGTTTTTTTCTGTCTATTTCTGATTAGTACCATAGGGTTTCCTAAATTTTCTGAATAAGATTCTCCGTATCCATTCTCTGTACCAATATCTATATTTGCATCATCCTCGTAACATCCAAATCTAATACTGCTTCCGTGTCTACTTTGAATTATTGTATCACCTTCAAAATGCTTAAGTGGTCTTATTTTATTGTTTGCCTTATAATATTTTCCTAAATATGGTTTTGATCCATCTTCTCCTCCATATTGGTTTGAATCCGGCCATAAATCTGATTTATTTAATGCACCTGAAAGTGATCCTGGACTGATTTCTTCGGTGACACCTTTGTTCATTCCGTATCTGTGTTCATGTTGGAAGTCTGCACTGTTGTTAATAAAATTTCTTGTGTTTATTCTTCTCGTATAGTAAAGTCTACCCATGTAATTTGATACTACAACAACTTCATTAACTAAGGGATACTCAACAACACCTGATTCTATCGGAGTTGCCCAATCTAAATTTGAAATAGGTGTTTGTACTTGACTATTAATCAATCTTACTTTCACTCTACCTATCCATGAATAGTCCGGTAAATTTGGATCGTTATATCCGTCTGGCCAAGTCGATCTTTCAATTTTAGGTTTTTGGTTTTTAAAAATTGTATGATTTTCATCTCTTATTATGTCTATCACAATCGCAGCTTCTAATTCATAAAAAAAACTTTCTTCAGGTTTTGTTAAATTAGTTATACGAGAAGTTGTAAGTTCACTTTTAAGAGTTTCACGTGTTAGGGACTTATTATGTTTTGATGTATATGCCATTTATGTATTACTTTTGTTTTCTAAGTCCATAAGTGTTTTATTAATTTCTTTTTCAGATGTTTTAATTACACTTACTTCTGTTTTCACACTTTTTAAAAGTTGTTCTTTCTCGACCTCTGTAAGACCTGAAATTGATTCACCACCACTTTCATCTGATGTGTTACTTAAAAATCTTTGTAAAACTGCTGATAATTTTACAAGTTGGTCATCATTTTTAACTCCGACATCAAGATAATCTTTAATCATTGGAGCAATAACAGTAGCACTACCTGCATCTTTTATCATTTTACTAAGATCAGATATTAGTTGCTCTATTTGTGCTGACTTTTGAGATGAATTAAAATATATATCTTTTGCTAGTGATGCAAATGTTTTTCCGGCGAAAATTTCTTTGTCAGTATCCATAAATATAAATATGAATATACATATTTTTTATATAAGTTACTAATAATCGTTTTTAATGTCACCAGTCTCTTTATACTCAATTTGAATTCTCTTTTGCATATCTTTCATTTTGTTTACAACCTTAGTAATATTTTGCGTCTTACAATTTGTCATCTCACGTATATAAAGATAAAGTGCTTTTTTATTGAAATTTTCAATTCTATCAGAGTTTCTGAATATTTCAAGCACAGCATATGCTATTTTTAATTCGTTTTCTTTTTTAAAAAATTTATTGATATTATCATCCCAATATCGTATCATAAGTTGAAAAAATTCGCTTAACTCTTTTTTATTAGTAGGATTTGTTGGAAGTGAGCTCAACTCTAAATCAACATTTGTAGATTCTTCGTCATCAACACTTACATGTTTTTTAAACTTTCTATAATTACCATTATTATATAATATTAAGAAGTTTTTAGCAATTATACTAAAATAAGAAAACGCTTTCCCATTTTCTGGTTTATATTTGTGGATATTACTAACTAAATTACTTACAACTTCCTGCTGAACTTCAAGATGGCTACACTGAAAATATGAAAACTTAAATGTGTTAAGTATATTTTCTGCAAGTTTATCAAACGGGTATGAAATTCCCTCGTTATAAATTTTATTTCTTTCTACCACACACTCAGTTAGATTATATTTAATGATTGCATTTTCTGCGTCTTTTCCAAAATATATCTTTGATTTCTTTTTTCTTTTTTTAATTGCCACGTTCTACTTTTCCTTTGTTGTTTCTTCTTCAACCAAACCATGATCAAGATTATTTATTAATGAAGATATTTCTTCGTATATAAAACCAACATCATCATCATTTTCAAATATACCCCGTGTATCAACTTCCTTGATATCCTGTTGGAGTTTGCTTACTCGTTCTCTTACTTCGTTTGTCCATGCTTCATATATTTTTACTTTTTTGTATAAGTTTATAATAATATATGTGCATACTAGTAATATACATATAAATAAAAAAAATTCGTAGTTTGGTAAATAAAAGTCAAGTTTTGATTCAAACATTTGTGTAAATATTACAAATTATTGTTTATATGTCAACAATAAAGATAAATAGTTATTTTTAATCTTTTTCATCAGTTGATTTTTTTGAATCATTTTCTTTGTCTTTTTTGGTCGGGACATTTCCAAGTGTGCTACCCGTTATGTATCCTTCTTGAGTTTTATATCTTGTTTCTGCCCAATAAGAAGGGTTTCTTTTATACAAATCCATCGATGTTTTTTTCCAAGGTACATAATAAGGACCTTTATTTTCTTCTATGCTTGGGTCACTGTTATCATACATTGCAGTTGTAGTAACGTTATCATTTTCTGATACTGGCTTTTGTATTATTGGTGACGGTGTTGGAGTCGGTTTATGCAAAGGTGTCGGACTTGGAGTTGGTGTCTCGGTTGGACTTGGAGTTGGTGTCTCGGTTGGACTT